TGGCTTATTGAGAATGATAGCATCATGCTAGCATCATGCAAGCAAAGTGGGGTTACAGAGACAGAGAGAGAGACAGATATATCGTTGTCTAGTAGATTTAATGATTTCTGGAAAGAATATCCATCTAATAGAAAAGTAGGTAGAAAGCCATGTGAAACTAAATGGCAAAGAAATGGTTTAGATAAGATTGCAGATAAGATTATTTCTCATGTAAAAAGTATGAAGCAAAGTAAGTCATGGAAGGAAGGATTTAATCCAGCACCATTAACTTATATTAACCAAGAAAGATGGGAAGATGATAATACACCCAAACGAAATGTATGGGATAACGCATTATGAAATTAGGTGATGCTATGGAGTCATTAACAGTTAGTCAGTCTGTCATTACTGACTATTATCAACAAAAGGAATATGCTCATGCAGAATTTAAGGTTAAAGATACGTCTGTATTTACTGATGACGTGTTGCGATATTTTAACACTGAAATACATAGTGGTAAAACGTTGGGCTTCATTAAGACGGAAGATTCGTTTAGGGTAAGACCTAGTGAGTTGACTGTGTTGACAGGAGTGTCAGGTCATGGTAAGTCTATGTGGCTTTCACAAGTCATATTAGCATTAATGACTCAAGGTGCTAAATGTTTAGTGTCAAGTTTGGAAATGAGACCTGTGCTTACTTTGTCTCGTATGATTACTCAAACTTTAGGTTCACCAGACCCAACAGATGATTTTATAGTTAAGTTTTGTGAACGTGCAAAAGATAAGTTATACATATATGACCAGATGGGTTCAACATCTAGTGAAGACATGATTGCTACATTGTATTGGGGTAAGCATGTTTTAGGTGTAAGTGTATTTGTCATTGACTCACTCATGAAGATGTCAGACATTTCTGAAGACAATTATGAAAAGCAAAAACTATTTATAGATAGGCTTGCTGTCACTTGCAGAGATTTGGAAATTCATGTATTCTTGGTAGCACACACAAGAAAAATGTCAGACGAATCAGAAGTGCCAGACGCTACTCATATTTTGGGTTCAAGTCATATTCGTAACTTATGCGATAACGTGATTTGTGTTTGGAGAAACAGAAATAAAGAACGTGAAGTAGAGAACAATGAAAAGACAGAAGATGAATTAAAGAAAATACCAGACGCTATGGTGTTTGTGCAGAAACAACGTAACTACCAATTTGAAGGTAAGTTTTCATTTTGGTTTGACCCTAAAGGATTAAAATACAAAGAGTCACCACGATGACAATAAATAATTTTATAACAGAATGTAAAAAGTTATTTGGTGATGATATTACTTACAAAGCTACGTCTAAAGAAGGTGTTACTTTTAAAAGCAAAGGATGGAATGATAAATATGATTCGGTTTGTTTTGACGAAATACAATTACGAAAACTTGCTGGAAAAGATAAAGGGTCTTGATTTAACTAAACGTTGGAGAGTTAATATTACTGAAGAGAAAGCAGTGCGTTCACTGGAACAAAACGAAAGACTTTGGTCGTTGTATGGTTCAGTTGCTAATTACACAGGCGAAGACCCTTCTACCATTCATGATTTGATGGGGTTTAAGTTTCTTCGTTATCAAACTGAAATTGCTGGTAATGCAGTTGAGTTAGTTAAGTCAACAACAAAACTTTCTACTCATGAAATGGCACGTTACCAAGAAGCTATTGAACAATGGGCTAGTCAGTTAGGGTGGAGTTGGGAATTATGAGACAAGCAATTATAGATGGCATAGTTATATTTTGCATACTGTGTTTTATTGGTGGTGTTGCTAAACTAATTGAAAGGCTTTATGAATTATCGTAATAAAAAACTTTTAGAATTAGTTAGAGAATTTCCTTGTGCTATGTGTGGCAGAGAAGATGGGACAGTTTGTGCATCTCATTCCAATCAATCAAGAGACGGAAAATCAATGGGCATGAAAGCAAATGATTATCGAATAGCTAGCTTATGTTATACTTGTCATGATATGATAGATAATCACAAAGAATTAAATAGAGCAGATAAAATAGAAGCATGGGAACAGGCTCATCGTAAAACTATAGGTTGGTTATTTGAGAAAGGAAAAATTAAAATTGGGTAAAGGTTCTACAAGAAGACCATTGTTAATTTCTGAAACAGAAGTGGAAGACAATTGGAATAAAATATTTAAAAAAGATTATGAATACGAATTAAACAAGTCTACAGGTGAAGTAGAAAAACGTTTTAAAGATGGGTTTGAAAAACCTAATGGAGAACAATTTGGCGACAAGCCCAACGCAGTTAAGCCTTAAGAAGTTAAAAGCAGATGGTTATGTATGTCAGATTACAGAGAGATGGAATGCCTTTGCAAAAATAAGAGTTGATTTATTTGGCTTTGTTGACGTTCTTGCTATTAAAGAAAATGAAACTTTAGCAGTGCAGACTACAAGCTATTCAAATATTTCAGCAAGAGTTAAGAAAATAAGTGACCATGATAATGTTGGTGCAGTTAGAAAAGCTGGTTGGAAAATTCATGTTCATGGTTGGCATAAAGTTGGCAATCGTTGGGAATGTAAAGTAGTAGACGTTTCATGAAACCACATCAAAGACAATATGAAGTTAATGGTAAATCCGTAAATCTAGAAAAGTTTCGTATACACATTTTGCATGTCATTGAAAACGATGCTTTAACTATTCCACAAATAGCCAATGCACTAAAAACTGAAACAAGAAAACTTCAAGGTGTGTTATATAATATGCACGCATTGGGATTGGTGAATGTCAACAAAGAAGCTAGGTTTCATGTATTCTCAAAAGTTAAGCCCTCATTACTACAAGAAATATTTCACCCCATGCCAGACTTTAGCGACAGGATTAAGGGCATATATATTAATTCAAGCGAGGAATAAATGCACATAGACAGACTTAAACAGATTTTAGATGATTGGGCATTGTATATGCACGCACCTAGTCACAAACTTGGCTACCCTAGCAAGTCATTGGGTATGATTTCAGGAGGCGAGTCTACAAGTGATGCCTTTGAAGAGATGGTCTCTGAAATGGACATGACAAACGTAAAGACTATTGACGCTATTATAAGCAGTCTTCCAAAGCCTCAAAAAGAAGCAGTCTATACAAGGTATTTAAAAGCACGCAAACAAGTAGACTATGAACACCAATTAAGACTTGCGTTTGATAACATGCTAACTATGGCTTCCAAGCGTATTGTCGCTTGACAGGATATGTTAAGTTATGCTATAATTCGGTTGTTGGGATAGTCTCGCCCACAATCTCCGTAGTGCCTTCAAGTCCTTGTAAAGAAAAGGGCTTTTTTATTGGATAAATATGAAAAAACCTACAACAAAAGCTGGTAAGATTGCCAAAGTAGAAAAAGTTATGTCAGAATATGGCAAAGGTAAATTAAACATAGGAAAATCACCTAAAAAGGTGACTTCCCAAAAACAAGCTGTGGCTATTGCATTATCAATGAGTGGTCAAGCTAAAAAACGTAAATAGTCTATGCAGGACAAAGGCTATAATCTTAAATAAGATTATTAGCAAGTTAAGTATTAAAAAACCAAATACCACGTTTATAAGAAACTTCTCAAAATCATAATCCATTAGTAACTTTCAATTGTTTTTGAATAAGTGATTCAGCTTCTTTTCTAGTGTTCATAAAATAATAGTTTTTAATTGTAGATTGATTATACATAATTATATCATTTAAAAAGCTAGATAGCCTTTTACTGTTAAAGTTAGCAATAGTTCTATTTTTAAAGTCGATAATATACATTTGAAGCCTCCTATTTATGTGAATGGTATTCAGAATATAAATCTTCTGCCATATTGTAAGCCTCTTTTTCTGTCATAGGCTCACAATCGTTGAATGAATATATAAGCAAGTCATGGACATAGAATTTAAATTCACTTGTCTCTGGTTCATAAGAATAGTTAAAATGGCTCATTTTGATGCACCATGAATTTTTCTATCAATAGAATCTAACTCTTCATTCTTATTGATAAGTTCTAGTAAATGTTCTGCAAGTTCTAAACGACCTTGATAAATACCCTCTGAATCGTCTGTTAAGTCGTCTTCTAGGGCTTCATTTGCATCATCAATAGCACCTTGTAATTGCATAGCAATAACATTTATAAGTCTTTTCTGTTGAAGCATAAGTAATTCACTCATTTTGTTATCTCCATATGGATTGGTTTTAACTTTATTTGTTATGTTTACTAAAATATCATGCCTAGAAAATAATTCTAAAGCATCACTTAAATTATCTATTGATGCAATATCTCCTTTATATTTAATCATGATAAGTTCTCCAATTCTGTATTAAGTTCTTCAATGGTCATCTTTTCTAAACCTTTGAAACCATACATAAGTAAGTCAAATAACATAGAATCATTAAATTCTGTATTATTTTGACATAAGTTAAGATTTTCATTAAGTATTTTTTGGATAAGTGTATTTTTTTCCATGATTAAGCCTCCATATTTGATATTTCAGTAGTAATTTCGGATAGTCTATAACGCATGTCTTCTAAATACGAATTTATGGTTAAGTATCCGCTAGGTGCTAAACCTCTGTTTACATCTTCAAGGTTTACGTCTATGGCGTGTAAAACGTCAGTAATATAGTCTAAATCGGCTTGCATTATGTATTCTCCATGTTTATAAAGTTTTTAGCTTGCTTAATAGACCGAAAATTTTCTCCCCAAGCGTCATAAGGGTCTCCATTTTCGTCTAGTTTCCAAACGTGATAATACTCTGTTTTACCTGTGAAGCTATAGCTGTTATTTATAAGATAATTGTTATATATGATTGAGTGCATGGTGTTACCTCCTTAATTAAAGCATTTTTTAATGCGTTTTTGTAATAACTTGCTATTCTTAATGATGTTAAGTGCTATTGAATCGGTAATGAAGCATTGATTCTCATTGTCAAACTTAACGCCTTGCTTAATAAATTGATTATGTAATTGCTTCATTAAATGAGGGCTATTCATACACCGCATTTCATGTTTAATATCACAGTCCCAAAAATAAGCAAGTCCCAAATACTTATTGTTATTTATATTCTTTTTGTCAATGCTATAAAGCATGGTAATAGTTTCAAAGTTAGTTGAATCAAGGTTAATTGAGTAAGTCATTGTCAAGCCTCCTTATAGTTATAGTTAATGTGATGTAAAGTTAATTGATAATAAATAATCCATGTCATCATCTAAAAGCCAATAGTTAGGGTTATTATTTTGCATTTTAAAGACATAGACTTCAATATTTGGGTCTTTATCTTTGCATTTATTGTAGTATTTATATGCTTTATCTTTAGTAGTTGGTTTAGACCATAAGTTTTCTCCCAATAAAATTTTATATTCTAAATTTTGCATGATGTCATCTCCTTATAAAGATAGCATTAATAGTAAAAACATATATAGATTAATAAAGCCTAGTATTAAGATAAAAGCGTGTTTAAGTAAGTTATTCATTGATTAATCTCCACCCTAGATTAAAGTTATATAATCCGTCTTTATCATATTCAAAATAATTTTTAGTAAGTTTACTAGCATAATTAGGAATAGACAATAACTTTTTATAAGCCGAATGAGGCGTTGAGGCTTTAACATCTATTCTAAAGTTATCATTTGTTTGGAAACTATAAGTCTTCATTGCATTATCTCCTTAATGTAAAGATTGATATATAAAGTCATAATTGTCAATTTCAAATAAAGTCTCTGATTCAAACTTGCTTACAAGGTATTCTAGAATATAATCAGATAAAATGTCATCTTTATTTGATAAAGCCTCTGAAAAGGTATAATGAGACATAAAACCACTTCTAGAAGTAGTTCTATCCTCCAAATAGGATATAAAGTCTTTATCACGTTGAAATGTTATCATCAACAGGGAATTGTCTCTATCTGATATATTGCAATTAATAACATCTGTTGAATAGTTATAAAATTGAGGGCTATTAAGTAATAAATCCTTAAATTCAATGTCAAGGTCATAGTTGTCATGTATCCATGACTTAAATTCATCTGTAAAGACCTCTATATAGTCTTTAAAGATTGTCTTATAATCTATGTTATCTGATATAGATTCATAATCAAAAAGCCCGTTGTCATCTGTATAATAAGACTCAATAGCGTTGTCAATATTATCCATATGAATAGATTCATAGAAGCCGTTGAAGCGTATATTGGTATTAATCATGGTTATTTCTCCTTGTAAAGTAATAATACATAGATTTATAATGTTGTCAAGTATTCTTTAAACATTCTTTTAGCTTCTATCCTAGAATAGCCATAATAAGTTCTATTGATTAATTGATTATGAATAATGTCTGATAGAGTTATAGAGCCGTTATAATTTATAGTTATTGACATGGTAATTATCTCCTAGTTATTGTCAAGTTCTTTTAGCTTTGTATATTTAAAGTTATCATTACTATGTAAGCTATTTAATTCTTCAAGGATTGAATCTACTTGAAAAGGGAAGAATAACCTTTCAGACCTTGAAATGTCTCCTGTTGTCATGTTATGGCATAAGATATAATACATAATAAAACTCCTTATAATGTTGTCAAGTTTAATTAAATCGTAGTTATAAAAGGGAATCTATTAAAATTCCCCTTATAACATATATACTAGTTTAAGTTCTCAAGGATATATAAACCCTCTTTAATCTTCCTTTGAGTCTCTTTAGTTGACTCATTAAGGAATGTGCTTCTATGTTTGCTAGTAGTTCTAGAATAGTTCCAATAAACAGGGTCAAGGATAGTCTTATCGCTAGTTATCTTAACTATAATAGACTTATAGCTTTGAAAGTATGTAGCATTGTCATCATATATTATAAACTGATTGGCTACTTTATTACCACGTGAGTTAGTTATGTTAGAAATTTTCATCTTGTAATCTCCTTAAGTTATTTGTCAAAGTTGACAATGTAATAATATACCCATGAGATAACTTGTCAAGTATTATTATTGTAAAAGATTGTAATTAATTGTAACTAATTGTAACAGGATATAAAGTCCTGTATATATATAAAGGTATAAGTATTAAATGAATAATGAATTGAATAACCCTGTTGACAATGCGGTCAATAATATGGTAGAGGATAGCAAGGAGTTAATCCCTGTTGACTCTTTACCTATTGACACGATAGAGACAGAGACAGACAAAGCAAATAGAGGGAGACCCCCACACCTTAAAACAGAGGATACCCGAAATAAGGTTTATACATTAGCAGTGGTAGGGACACGCCACGAAGATATAGCCACCGTATTAAACATATCACATGATACGCTTGTCAAGTATTATAAAGAAGAGCTTGACAAAGGTCGTATTGAGGCTAATGCTTCTGTAGCAGAGACACTATTCAAACAAGCTAAAGAAGGCAACACTACTGCTATGATATTCTGGCTTAAGTCTAGGGCTAAATGGAAAGAAACATCACAACACGAGATTAGTGGTAACCCAGATGGCTCTCCTGTTGAAGTTAAAATAATTACTGGAATAGATTAGACCCCCCCCACCCCTTTTTTTAAAAAAACGAAAAACCTTTCTTCGTAGGAAACGTCAGTACCAAAATTTTTTATAGGATATAATTATGGCAGGATTATTAGATTACATTGGTAATGCAATGGCTGGTGGCAACCCCACAGCAAAAGAACAAGAATATGCAAACATGGCAAATTCAGATGCTGACAAGAGAAAGATGCAGCAAATTGCTATAGCCAAACTTATGCAGTCACAAGGCAATATAGGTAGCATGCGTAATATAACTGACCAAGAAGCATTAGGTTTAGAAATGCAAAGAAAAGCAGCAATGGGTGGTATGGGAAACCCAACTGACCAAGAGGCATTAAAAATGGAAAGCCTTAAAAACGCTTTACCTTATTCTTTGTTTAGACCTTCTGGTGCGTGGCAGTCCCCACAAAATACTATGCAAAACATTAACCCATCTATAGGTGGTATGTCCGCAGGTAATACTCAACCTACTATAAATTTAAATGCAATTTTAAGAATGTTAGGAAGATAACATGGAAGACAAAAAAGTAGCCTCTGTATTTGCTCTTATGCTTTTACATGCAGTTACAAACAATCACATCAACCATTGGCGTACAAAATCATTTTCTATACACTCTGCCCTAGGTGATTTCTATTCAGGTCTTGGTGACCTTGTAGATGACTTTGTAGAGGCATATATGGGTAAGTATGGTCAACTAGAAGAATATGTAGAGTTTTATGCTTTACCTAATAAAGACGCTTTAGCTGAATTAGAAGAATTGTCTACGAATGTAAAACAACTTCGTGGTAAACTACCACAAGATTCAGAGTTACAAAATCTAGTAGATGAGATTGCTGACTCTATAGATTCAACCATTTATAAGGTAAAATTCTTAAAATGAAAAACGGATTATACGCAAACATACACGCCAAACAAAAAAGAATAGCTGAAGGTTCTGGTGAGAAGATGCGTAAGGTAGGCACTAAAGGTGCACCTACTGCTAAAGCATTTAAACAATCTGCAAAGACAGCCAAAAAGAAATGAGTGCTGCTTGGCAAAAGAAAGAAGGCAAGAATCCTAAAGGCGGACTTAATGCCAAAGGTCGTGCATCTTATAATAAATCAACAGGTGGTCATTTAAAAGCACCTGTAAAGTCTGGTGACAATCCTAGACGTGCATCTTTCCTAGCTCGTATGGGTAACATGGCAGGTCCAGAACATAAACCTAATGGTGAGCCAACAAGACTCTTATTATCCCTAAAGGCTTGGGGTGCTTCATCTAAATCAGATGCTAAAGCAAAAGCAAAAACTATTTCAGCAAGGAATAAAAAGAAATGAAATGTCCTATAGCCACACATGATATTAAAATAAACCTTAAGCACAGAGATTGGGCTTTTAAGAATGTGGGTTATGGTCCAGTAAACCCAGACATTGAAGACAAAGTATTTTGGGCTAAACGTGCAGACGAATGGGCTACTACACCAGAGATTGCTAAACAATCACGCTGTGGTAACTGCTCTGCATTTATACAAACCCCAGAGATGATGGATTGCATTGTTCATGGTATTGCAGGTGATGAATCTGTAGACGAGTCTTATGCACCAGAAGTCATTGCTTCTGCTGAACTAGGCTATTGTGAACTATTCGATTTTAAGTGTGCTGCTGACAGAACTTGTTCTGCGTGGTTAGTAGGAGGTCCAATTAAAAAGCCTCTTACTTCAGCACAAAAGAAAATGCTTATGATGGCTAAATTTGAAAATGGTAATAAAGAAAACGACACTAACGAATATACAAATGGAGAATAACAATGAGTAGTATAAGATTTGATGATAATGAAAATTTAGTAGATGCTTATGTACCAAGTACATCACAAGTGTTTTCAGTAGGAAATACTACAGCAGCTTCAACTGCATTTGGTACAGGTACAACTTTAGTAAGAGTTTCTTGCTCACTTGGTCATTGCCATGTAGCATTTGGAACAGCACCAACAGCTTCTATCACAACCAGTATGATGATTCCAAATAACTCTGTAGGTATATTTAAAGTTAATGCAGGTGATAAGATTGCATATATTAAAGATGCTACTGTAACTTCATCAACACTATGTGTAACGGAACTAGCATAATGAAAACAAAATCTAAAGGTAAAAGCACTAAAGGTACTGGCAAGAAGAAGTGTTAATTTAAACTAGGAGGCGATGACCCTATATGGAGTCGCAAAACAAAACATTAGATACAGGTTATAGACCACAAGTCCCACAAAAACTAATACACCAAG